ATAAGATGGAAAAAGCAAGCCCTATTTCAAAAATATTTTTGTAAACGGCGGAACGGGAAACGGACGGCTGCGGTGGCAAGTGCCTTGCAACCCGAGAAAAGCAATGCTACACCGAAAGAAACAGCCTGAGATACAGGGAGATCACCGCCCAGAGTATTCAGCGCATGCAAATTCTGCACCGTGGTATTTTTATGCCTGCTTTTGACCGCATATTGCAGCTGGCCCGCATGGAAGAGATGGACTGCGAGTTTGTGGAAGTGACCGCCCACGAGGGTGCCCGCCCTACCCATGCGGTGTGGCAGGGCAGGGTTTACCATCGCGGGGGCGCTGTGGTGCAGGACGGTGAGCGGTACGAGGATTTTGAAGCTGCTACCGGTTACGGCACCGGGCCGGGCCTGTGCGGCTGGAACTGCCGCCACAACTTTTACCCGTTCTATCCCGGCATCTCCGTGCGCAACTACACGGACGAACGCCTGGCTGAGCTGGATGCCCGCAATATTCCCTATGGCGGCGGGCTGTACACCCGGTACGAGATCGCCCAGATGCAGCGGGCGCAGGAACGCAGGGTGCGCAAGTACAAGCGCCGTTACCTGGCCGAGACCGCCGCCGGGGTGGATGCCAGCCAAAGCGCCGCCAAGCTGAAAGCCGCCCGGCAACAGCTGAGTGCGTTCCTTGAGGAAGCCGGGGAGAGGCTGGACGGCGCAAGGGCGGAGGTACCGGGCTTTGGGCAAAGGGAAGCGAGGCAGGCGGATGCGGCGGCAAGTGCCTTGCAATCCGCCCAAAACAATGCTACACTGAAAGAAATCAATCAGGACTACAAGGAGATCACCGCCCAAAGCATTCAGCGCATCCAGCCATTTGCCTGTGAGACGCTGGACGCCGCGGGCAGCCGTGCCCTTGCCAATGCCCACAAAAAGCTGCTGTTGGAAGCCCGAAAAGTTCCGCTTGGAACAGAAAAGGCCCGCTGCTATGGGCTGGATATGCAGCCGCTGAGTAAGATCATCATCAGCGGGCAGCAAGGGCGGGTGCGCATCCCGGACCAGGACGTGCCCTACATAGCGGCGCACACCCACCCTAGCGGTTTGACATTCTCGCCGTCCGATATCCGCCGGTTTGCCCTACGGGAGAATATGCGGATGCTGACGGCAGTGAGCAATGACGGGACCGTGTATGAGAAAACGGCACAGTTTGACCGGAGCGGTCTGCTTGCCCTGTTCCGCGATTCTGAGATCCGCCTGGCCGCAGCGAAAGACCCGAAAGAACTCCAGGAAATCATGCAGCAACTTTTGAAGGAGGCAAAACAGTATGGCGCGAACTTTTACGCCGGAAGAGATCGCTGAGATGAAAGCCTTCTTGCGGGCGCACCCTCCCGACCCGGCTTACGATGAGGAGGATGAATTGTTCGACGGAAAACTTCCGCCGGAGGAATTCAAAACCCGCTGCGTCCGGGATATTCTGAAAAACCTGGGCGAGCTGCCCACATCCAACAACTGAACACCCAAAGCACGATGCACACGCACCGTGTTTTTTTATGCCTGCCCTGTATGAGGGGCAGGCGGGCTGTTCGCAGGGCATTCAAACACCGGGCAAACCACTGGTATAATGAGAGTACTTCCACCGAGGATGACGAACGCACGGCATCCGCGTTCCGCATCGGCCATCGGGCTGGTACTGCGGTACTGCCGCCCTGTTCGACTCCTCAGCAGCTCACAGAGCGCCAAAACAAAAACACCCGCCGGGGTACGGCGGGTGTTTTATTTTGGTGGACCATTTCCCACCCCAATCGAACACATTTTTACTCCTACATTCGTCAAAAAATTCATCTGCATCCCCGTTTTCTATGCTGGTGATCGGGATATCAGCCGGGGTCTTTTGGCCGAGGGGATTGAACCAAATCAGGAAGTGATCATCGTACAGATCTACCCGCACCAGGAACGTTTCAAACAGGCTTGCCAGGTACTTGCTGTCATTGATGTCACCATCCCGGTAGATGTGCAGCAGTGAAACAAAATTATCCCGTGTAATGGGTACCAGTTCGGCGCGGGCGTTTTCAATCTGGGCGTTCAACCGCCCCTGTTCCTGTTCCAGCTCCACCATGCGGGCCTTGGTGGTTTCGGTGATGACCCCCATCTCAATGGCTTTGAGCAGGTTGGCTGCGGAGGTTTTGACCGCGGCCAGCTGACCTTGCAGGTCCTGCAGGTGCAGGTCTTTTTCCTGGCGGGCATTGTAGGCCATGGTTGCATCGGCCATGTGCTGGATCATCTCGTCCGTCAGCATATACTGCTTGATGGCCTGTGCCACACTCTTCTCGATCTGCTCGCGGATCACGTTCTTTTTATCACAGGCGTGTTCCCGGCGGCGCTTTTGGCAGGTGTAATAGTAGTGCATTTCGCCGGAGCGGCTGGTGCCGGAAACGCCCGTCATGGGCCTGCCGCATTTGCCGCAGAACAGCTTGCCTGTCAACAGGTAATCCTCTGCCCCGGTATGATGCCGGGCGGATTGTGGGGTCTTTTTCACTTTCAGCACCTCCTGCACACGATAAAACAGGCCGTCCGAAACAATACGCGGAACGCCGCCTTCCACCCGGACGTCATCGTAAATATAAATGCCGCGGTAGCGCTCATTGCGGCAGATCGTATAAAAGCTGCTTTTGGTCCACGGGCCGCCGCGCTTGGTTTTGATGCCGCGCCGGTTCAGATCCGCCGCAATATCCACAAAAGGCTCCCGGCAGGCCACCCGCGTGTAAATTTCCTGAACCACGGCAGCCTGCGCCTTATCCAGCACAATGCAGCCGTTCTCCCCTGCCTTGTACCCCAATGGCAGCGCGCCGTTGCTCAGGCACTTGCTGGCATTATCCATCATGCCGCGGGTGATGTCCTCTGCCATATTCTCGCTGTAGAACTGGTTGACGTTCATCATATTGCGCAACGCAAAGCGGCCGGCAGCGGTATCGTCAAAATCTTCCTCCGCGTAAAAGGTCCTTACGCCCCAGTCTTTCAGGCGGGCTTCATTGGTCATGGCCTGCAGCATATTGCGGCCCATACGGTTGGACTTCCACGCCAGCACGCAGTCAAAATAACCTTTTTCCGCATCCCTCAGCAGGCGCTGAAAGCTGGGGCGGCGGTCGGATTTGCCGCTGATGGCTTTATCCTCGTAAGTTTCCACCACATCCAGCCCCAGCCGCACGGCCAGTTCCCGGCAGGCTTTGACCTGCTGTTCAATGGATGCTTCCCGCTGGTTATGGGACGAATACCGGGCGTAAATCGCCGCCCGGCCATGGCGGGTATTTGGTTGCTTCTTTTTCATGGTATCACCTTTTGGGTTTGCAATCCTGCCCGCAAGGTGGTACAATACGATTGTCGGGTCGATTGTATCCACTTTTGTGGGCAAGCTGATCTATGGAAACGCCTTACAGTTGCAGCTGTGGGGCGTTTTTGTTATACTAATGTACGGATAGCCCCAACGATTGAATCTGTGTTCCAGCCAACTATATCGTTTGCTCTGGCTTGCAGATAATTGGGAACCCGCTCCTGACCCCAAGGCTTTACGACAATGATCGGCTTTCCCATTCGCACGGCCTCATCCACTTCATATTCCATCCAATGATGGTAAATAGAGTACATTCCGCCTAATACAAGCACTACTTGCGCATTGCTTATTTTTCTTGTAATTGCCCGCTTTATCTCTGCATCAGAAGCATTTATGCTAGAGAGTTCAAGCGGCTTTTCACTTGGGGCAGAATAATTGTAATAAGAAAAATATGGTGCTGCATCCAACAAGTTGACTAAGCGGTAGTAATCCGCACCATATTCCCACGCGTGGCTAATAAAAATTCGGTAAGAGTATAAGCCTGGCATTTTTTGAACATCCTTTCTATTGAATTGAGGTGACATTATGAAATTTCAGAAAAAACCTGTCATTGTAGACGCATATCAAACAAAGAAAGACCTTGACATCAAAACGCTGGAAGGCATAATGCACGCAGCACCGGGCGATTGGATTATCACCGGCGTAAATGGTGAGCAATATCCTTGCAAGCCCGATATTTTCGAGAAGACTTATCAGCTACTGGAAGAATGACTTTTCTTTTCTGATTCACCTGACGAAACATTATTCGTTTTCCACCTTGAACTTTCGGACGAAATAAGCGCTTCAACGTTTTTGACAAACAGTTGGTCATAACCTTCTTCTTTGCAATAAGGGAACGCTTTCATTTGATAAAGATATTTTTCATGCCGCAAAAGTTCGCAAGTGGATCGGTATTCTATCCAGTTTTCATGGAATCGGTACAATTTGCAAATTCCCTCTATAAGGGTAATAATTGCGCCGCCTATTCCAATCACCACAGCAATCGGCTTGCATCCTACTGCATATCCTGACAACAATGGAATAATCGCCGCGACGATCAGCTCCATCACTTGGAATCTTTTATACCACCTCTGCGCTTCGGCAGCCTTTTTGTCATACCAGTCTATCTGTCCATCCAAACGGATTCTGATATAATCATCAATTCCATTTATTTTCTCTGCTTTTTGCGGTTCGCTTTCTTTCTGCTCCTTTTTCCAAAACATCTTTTATCACCTTCTTTAACGCTCTCGGTGCGCCAACACCGGGGGCGTTTTTTCTTTTTACCTTCTCCTTCTCCGCCTCTTTTTCGGGCAGAAGAAAACCAGGATGGGTGCAAACACCAGAATGGCGGCAAACACCATGGCATATGCGCTAATAACCACGATTCCCGCCGCGACAACCACCAGGGCAACTGCGGCGGCTCCGATGGCATACAGGGCAATTTTCAGGGCGACCTTTAATACTTTCAGGATCATCCGCTTTCTTCTTTGCTCTGTTGATTCATACACGCGCAGCAAGTCGTCCAGTTCGCTGCGCCCCCAAAGTTTTACCCCCAGTGAGGCTGCCATTTCTCTGGCAGCTGGGGTAAAATCCTGGTTTGTCAGGACCACCGGCACGCTGCTGCCATAATAGGCGGCACCTGCATAAGCTTCCTGCACCGCATGGTTGCCAACGGGCGAATTGTACCGCTTGCACTGGATGGCATAGGATATCCCGTTGTTTTGTGCCAGAACATCAATGCCATAATCGCCGCTGGCCTGCGTAACTTGCACCTGTTTATAACCATTGGCCCGCAAAGCATCCGCACACAGGTGCTCAAAATCATGGCCTTCCATGCCATCGCACCCCTGCACCGTGGAGACCTGGCGCGGAATCTCCGGCTGCGTTTCGACAATTTCCGGTACCAGTGGCTGCGCCGGCGTTTCTTCTGCCGGGGGCTGTACGAGTTTCTCCTCCGGTGCGCTTGCCTCCTTCACAGTGCTGCGATTGATCTTAATACCTTTGGCTGCGGGGGCCGCTTTGGGCATTTGCGGTGCTTTGGGCTTTGCATATGGCGGCAGCACCACCCGCGGTTGGGTCCCCTCATAAGGGCCAATAACTTTTGCCTGTTCCAACTGATCCAAAATGCGGGCCGCGCGGGCATACCCCAGATTGCAGCGCCGCTGCAAAAGGCTGGTGGAGGCATACCCTGCCTCAATCACGCACTGCCGTGCGTACTCATACATGGGGTCTGGCCATTCGTCGCTCTCTACCCTGCTGGCTTCCCGCACAAAATCGTCACCATAGTGGTGCCCAGTTGCCACGGGAGCGATCAGGGTTTCAATTTCTTCGTCGGTCAGTTCTTTGGTCTGCACCCGCACAGGGTTTGCATAGTTAATGGGAGAGAATAATGCCGTTCCGGGGACCGGCAGCAGTTCCGCCCCGGGGGCTCCCATCCGATTTGCCGCGGTCTTTGTTGCCACGCGGAATGCAAGGCGGCTGGCAAATCCGGCAACAATCTCTTCCTCCGGAACCTGGCGGGCCGCCGCAATTATGTGGATGCCCACCGGGCGGCCCTTCTGGCAGATCTGCTGTATCTGACCCACACATTCTTTCTGCACAAGCAGATCTTCCAGGCCGTCTATTACGGCAACAATGTGGGGCAGCGGCGTTTCAGCCTGCTGGTTATAATCCTCCAGTTCCCGCGCACCGCACTTGGCAAACACAGAGTAGCGCCACTGCAGTTCCATGCACAGTGCACGCATGGCGCCAGCCTTTCTCTCCGGGGCAGAAACCGGCGGCATTAACAGGTGTGGAAGTTCCTTGAACTGCACAAACTCCACACCGGTTTCATCCAGCAGCACCAGCCGCAGCTGCTCTGCCGGGGCCCCATGTGCCAAAATTGCCGCCTGCGCCCGCAGAAAGCTGGAGCGCCCACACCCGTTCATTCCGCAAACCAACAAATGCGGCAGCTGGTCCAGCGGGTATACCACTGCGTTTTGTGTTTCATTTGTCCCAATATACAATTCAAGAGGTTTTAGTTCCGGAATCGAACACATGGTACTTCCCTCCTGGTTGGTTTGATTTACTGATTAAAGTTTATCCCCCTGCACTGCGTCCAGTAGTGCAGGGCTTTTTTTATATAATCTTCGTCAAAGCTGAAATACTCCGCCAGCTGCCATGGCTCAGTGAATCCACGGGCCATAGCCTGGCGCAGCTCAGACACCGGCAGGTACTTTTCAACCGAAGCCGCAAACGCCCTGTTTTCAGCCTGTTCTTTGATCTCGTATGGACTGTACGCCAAGTAGAACGCCCCACTCAGATAGTGCCCCGCCTCATGAGCTAGCACGGTCCGCTCTTTAGCAGTCGTCTTACAGCGCGAACGGTCAATGACCAGAAAATTATCCATAAAAGCAATGGCTGTGTTGGCTTTGAGCTTCAATTCGGCCACATCCACGCCAAGCCCCTGCAGGTCATTATACATTGCACCGACAGACGTGTTCATCCTGTTTAACCTCCGGTTCCTTTTCGTTTGTTCCGTTCTGCCTTCACGCGCATGGACGCCATAATGTCGTCAATGTCATCTTCCGTCAAATGGTCTTTTACCTTGCCATAAAAGGCAATCAGCTGGTCCTGCATACCAACCTCTGTCTGGGCATCACTGATCAAATCGTCCACAGATACCCCGAAATACGCTGCTACTTTGGTAAGGGTATCGCCCGAAGGTGTAGCCCCGGTCTTTTTCCACTTGGTCACAGTTGAATTGCTCAGCCCAATTTCGTCTGCCGCACGGCTAAGACTTATGCCTTTGCTTTTGCAAAGAGCAGCATACATGTCATAAAACACAATTTCCGACGCTCCTTTTTGTACAGAGCGCTCAAAACTAACCAAATTCAGATTTTATGCTTGACTTTCTAACTAAATTCAGATATTATAGTGACACAGATTGAATCTAGTAAGGCATAGAAAGCCCCACAGTCTGTTGGCTTTGGAAAGATTTTTGCGCTGATATTTGTTGGCGCTTTTATCTTATCGCAAAATCTAACCAAAGTCAAGTTTTAGTAGAAAGAGAGGTTAGATTTGTATGCCTGCACAATGGACGGGCGAACTTGTTGGACGAATGCACAACGCGGGCGTTACCGCAAAGCAGTTGGCGGCCGAAATGGGAAAGAACCCCAAGTATGTTTCCCAGGTATTGAATGGGCACTATTCGCCCAAAAAGGCCGAAGCCGAGTTCAACGAAGCTTTCAAGAGACTTATATCCCCCAACCCATAAACCCATTCTACCACAACCCCTGTCCCATAGTCCGGACTTTGAACCGGAAGGGCTGGATTTTTTAGGAGGTGAAAGCTTGAAAAGAATCCGTCCTTACCTTCGTAACGCTTTTTCAAAAATCAGTGGCTATATGGACACTCATAAAGTGCCGTTATGGCTGTATTGCTTACCGGTTATCTTTTCCACAATGGCGATTGTTTTCTCTATTTTAGCAATGCTATTAAAGAGATAATGACGGCCATGAAAGAAAGCACGTTAGACAAAAGGATTCCAATCCATTCTCTTTTGTTTTCTTTTTGAAATCGTTCTTCTTCCCTGCGAAAATTCTCTCTTTTTTCCAATTCCATATCTTCTTTGAATTTTAGGTAAAGTTTCCCCTTTTCTGTTATGTAATAGACATCATCGTATTCTTCGGGTTTGAATTTGGCAATAAGGCCAAGTTCTAAAAGGTGAGCGGAATCAAAAGAGTTTATCTTTGCAACATCAAAGCGAACAAGTGCTTCAAGAATTCTCTCATCTTTCATGCTTAACACGATTTTACCAAAGTCAAGCATTTTAACACGTCCTTTCCAAATGCGATTATATCAACATCCCCATCAGCCTATTCAAACTACTGCCATGAACCTTTTAATTCTCGTTATCAAGATACTCATTACTGAGCAGAAAGCCAATTTTTTTGACAACATCTGTCATATCTGCGAAAAAATCGAACGCTGGCTTATGCAGCATCGCTAAAAAGGAGGTATCCTATTGACCCCTTCCTCTCTCCCCGCCACTATCAAAATCACCATCACCGCGGAGCCGGACCCCTATGCTACCGAGCGGCTGGCGGCGGCAACGCTGGATTTTTACCACCGCTTTATGCAGCGTCCCGATGCCAAGGAGCTACTGGAACGCAAAAAGGCCGAGCTACGCGCCCGCGGCGTGCGGCTAAACTGAAAGGAGAACGACAATGCCCCAAACAAAAACAGCCGCCCCGGTGTTGCAGCACCGTGACGGCCAGACGAAAAATTTCATCACTTGTATTCTACCCCACCTTGCCCGCGTTTGCAAGGTCTGCGCCAATTTTGCTTTGCTTGGTTGCGGGCTGGGCACGCTGTGCGCCGTGGCCGCCCTGGCCCAGGGCGGAGGGGCGGCATCCTTGGCAGGGCTGGCAGCCTGCCTGCTGGGTGGGTGGGCAGCCATCACGCTGCGGGAGGTGGCGACATGCGCGGAATCGTGATTGACCCCGGCGCAAAGCCGGAACTTTACCGCCTGCCGGATACCCTGCAGGAATTGCAGCGCTTTATGGGCGGGTACGCGCAGCGCTGCCCGATC